ATGATAGACCCATACTTCTTTCGCTGGAGTGAAATTGGCTTTCCTGATGATCTTCAGCCAATCATGATACCAGACTGTATTAGGGTCTATATGCTTTCATCATCAATGGATAAACGTGATGTATTTCTTTACCGAGATAGGGCTGAATTTTCATTACATAGTAAACGAGACAACTGTGATGTATTGCGATTATTCACTCAATTAGCATCTCGCTGCGAAATGTGTGAACAACCAACTGAACTATTTGATTTCTATGACTCTTCTGAGTTGCATAGAGCATGTGTAGTTAAATTAGATGACAAAGATGTACCAGTATACAGAATTCGAAAAGCTAGCCTTCGATTATATTTGGTCTTTGTTAATGCATACATTGTTTTATTTAGATTATCACCTAAGCGAAAAGACAAGATTGATAAATCTGAAAAGACAATCATTGATAACCGTGTTAGAGCCATCTTTAAGTATCAAGCCGACATGGAAACATTCCTGGTGAGGTTGTTATGACAAATAAATTATTTTTGTTCTCATGTGAGCATGAAGATATATCCATTGTAAAAATGGAGCAAGTTGCATCCCATTTAGTTGGACTGTTACGTCATAGTAATATGACTCGTTCAGAAATTGCATTACAACTAGGCTGGAAAAAAAGTCGAGTTACAAAAGTTTTATCTGGAGAAGAGAATCTCACTATTAAAACAATTTCCAAGATTTCTCGGCTATTAGGTTATGATTTTGATGTAATTTTTCATAATAAAAATTATGAGAGACCAAAACAACCTTGGCAAATTGATCGTGAAAGAAAGAAAGCCCATTTGGTTGAAAAATCACATAGGAATAAAACAACTTTTCTTTTTGATTTACAAACAGGTCAACAAGTAGTTGAGGATGTTTTATCTGGTAATGAAAAGGAATTTTATATAAGCGTAAATTCCTCAAGATATAACAATGGCAAAACTATAAATATTGTAGCTCAAGAAGTGAATACATTACCGAACACTACTTCATCCTATTTTAATGTTAACCAAGAAATAAAGGTCGGATATGAGCAGCGCTAACAGACATGAAACAGTTACAGAAGTAATCAATACACAATTAAATCCTAGTTTACAACCTATTTACGCAGATCAAGTTTTTCAGATTGCAATAGAAAATAATATTGTGAAATTAATGCTTGGTCATAAAGTAAATCAAAATACTGCTGTGCATTCTGCCACAGTAGCCTTACCAATGTCTGGTTTATTATCACTTATTGACACATTAAATAATATTTTTGATAATCCCGACTTCCGAAATAATTATATTCAAGATGTTGAAAAATTAACTCAAGATCTTAAGCAAAGATTTAATTCTTCTTCAGAATAATCGTCGAAGTTGATAAAAAACCCACCACCACGGTGGGTTTTCTTTTTGTCTATTAAAACACAAAAGTTAGGTATTTCTAATTTTATTAGGAATACCTATTGACTTAATAATTAGGTTTACCTAATATTTAACTCACAGACAACAAAAAAGCACACCGACTCTCTGACCTTTCGATGTGCTTTGCTATATGCGAGATCAATTATGAACGTAAAAGCTACTCCTTTCAACTCATTTGCATTTGTCAGCATGGCTGCTCTTGCAATCTCTGGTGGTTCTTTAGTTGCTTGCCAATTGCAACCAGCTTTCCAAGCAAAAGAAGCCCCTTCTCTATTTACGCCTAAGACTCAACCAAGCACTTACGGTGTTTTAACCGCGAAAATCACAGGTAAACATTCTGGCGTTGCCGTCATCAAATTAGATAGCTTCCGTTTAAACGTTAGCTTTGATTTTGAAGCCCATCCTGACAGCTACGGCGTTCCGGGTTCTGAATTCACCGCTGTTGATATTACACAACTCACAGTAAATGAAATCACTGATGTTAATGGTAAGTCATATAACGATTTCACCGAATTTGAAGACATCCGAAACATCAATGGCCTTCTAAAAGGCTTCATCGAACGTAACAAGTTGGTGGAGGCTTAAAGATGACTAATTTCAAAAAACACCCTGACGGCTACAAGTCATTTTTAGGCCGTGACGACCAAGGTCTTTATTCCGTACGTATTAAGTGGGCTATCTATGCTGCAAACGCTAACGGCTCAGTACTTTACGAAATTAAAGATGGCTTTAAAAAACCGCTTAATGTTGAGCAATTTAAAGCTAAGGAACCAAAGGTTTTCGCTTCTCTTATGCAAGAAATCGATTTCCAACGCAGAAAGCAGCTCGCAATAAAACTACGTGAAACAAATATCCCTACTTATGACCGCAAGGCTTACAAGCAAAAACGTGGCTTCACCGGCTCTAGATGAGGATTAGAAAAATGACAACTGAAAACTCAAAAGACAACTTACATATCTGGAATGCAGTTAAGCAAACGCCTACCAATTTTCTTAAAAAAATTGAGTTTGGTTATTTAAAAGGTAAATCAGATATTAACCCTCAATGGCGATTAATGGCTATGACTCAGGCCTTTGGACCTGTTGGTCATGGCTGGACTTATAGACATGTACGTTTATGGTCTGAAACCGCGCCAGATGGAACCATTATGGCTTTTGCTGAAGTAGCAGTTAAAACCAAGATTGATGGTGTTTGGGGTGAGGAATTTTTTGGCAACGGCGGTTCAGCAATTGTTGAAGTTCAAAAAGGCAAATTAGTAGCGATTGATGAAGGCTATAAAAAGGCCGTTACTGATGCTCTTGGTGTAGCGTTTAAAGCTATTGGTGTGGCAGCTGATGTTTACCTCGGTAATTTTGATGGTAGTAAATATCTATACAACTATGACTATGCATATCTAGAGCAAAATGCCTCAACCCCAGCAGGTCAAAATTCAAACCAGAATAACCAGACAACTGCTCAGGGTGGTAACCAGAAGCCACCTCGTACTCAGGACCAACTATATCAAGATGCTTTAAAAGCAATTAAAGATGCTCCAGACACTAACATCTTAAATGCTGCAATTAAGAAGTTTAAAGGTACTACATATGAGGCGGGTATCAATAGAGCATGCCAAGCACGTGCCGATCAGATGGGTTGGGTCCCTAAAAACAATCCTCAGCAAGTTCAACAACAACAGTCGTTACATCACTAAAAGGAGAGCTTTTCATGTCTAATTTATTAACTGCAGCTGAAGCATTTGCAGCTCTTCAAAAAGGTAAAACTGTTCTATGCCGTCCTATTGGAGACGTGTTTGACTTTTCTGACTTAGATCAATTCCCCGCTTCTGTTTTTGGTAAACCGGGTTTTGAATTCTGCATCAAAATCGAAACTATTGAACTGGCTGGGATTACTTTCACAAAGCCATTAACTATTGATGAGTATGAAGAAGGACAGGATGTTTTTGTAATTACTACATATTCGCCTTCAATTTACATCGTGAATTTTAAAACCACCGCATTAATTGAATCTATTAATAGTGGTTTTGTTCAACGTGATGCCGAAAACGCCAAGCTTCAATTAAAAGCATTTTCAAAAGCACTCGGTATTGAAATCAACAATGATTTAAGTGTTATTCGTCTTGGTGAGGAACCTAAAAAACAGAGAGGCAAAAAATCAAAAGCAGAAAAGCCTAGTGACGTTATTTCTGCAGAAACTCAACCAACGATTGTTATTACCAAACAAACAAATGTCACCACATCTGAGGATCTGTTAGTTCCAGAAACTAACGAGCCTAAAGTAGATCCTGAATACCAGAAGGCATTAGATGCTCTTCTTCAGCGTGTAAAAGAATCAAAAACACCTGCAGAAGTAAATGCGGTTTATCGTTATACCCGCACATGGGATGACGAACAAATGAAGCCTATCCTTCTCGCCACTCACAAACGTCTTGAAGAGCTAGAAAAAGAAAAGGCATCTGCGAATGAGCCACCCTCTTTAATGGTTCAAATCCAAACTGCACCAGACCTTACAACGCTAGATGCTTTGGAAATAGACGTGGCTGCACGAGATCCGCAGATTCAACCGAAGCTAATGGGGTATGTGAGAAAACGCCGCTATGAATTAGAAAATCCAGCAGTTTCTCAACCAGAAGCAGAGCCTGATTATCTATTAGTGGATGGCTTCTAATATGAAAGATCAGTACAAGAAAGTAAGCCAAAAACACATGCTTGGTTTTATGTACTACTTGCAATTGCTGGGCTATGTAATAGTCCGGCAAGGCATGGATCAAGCAATGTTTCTAACCAAACATTATGCGGTACCAGTCGCTTGGCGCCGCATAACGATCGACTATCACAACCGATTAAACAAACCCGCTCAACAACTTTATAAAGAGTTTGTTGAGTGGACTAAAGAAGAATATTTGAGGGCTTAGGTAATGATTGATCTAAATAAAAAAAGAGAAGCTTTTGAAAGATTTCATGCCAAAAAATGTAATTGCAGTTATGAAAGTTTAAAACGTCAACTAGATAGACAAGAGGCACTAACAGGACACAGATATTTACCAACTAGTCCTCGTCATGAAGCTTGGTTGATTTGGGATGCCGCATGGAATGACGCCAGTGCTCAGGTGTTGCCGACTTGGATCAGCGTGGATGATGAATGGCCGCCAACTGACATAATGGTACTTATTTGTTGGGCTGATGCACCTGATGTTACCCCCGAACAAGACTATATGACTATTGATGAAGATTTAAATAGTGTATGGGCAAATTATCATAATGATGCGCCTTCACACTGGATGCATTTTCATAGTGTGCCAAACGTATCGGGAGCTGAAGGATGAGTGAATCAACTTTATGGGCAGTTGCAATGCGACCTGAAGGCGATAGCCCTTTTAAACAAACCCCAGCAGCCTCAAAAGAGATAGCGGAGCGAGCTGTTGATCGTTATAGAAAAATGCATGAAAAGGAAGGCAACAACTTTTTCTTAGAAATTTTCGATGATGTTATCAAAGTCCAGAAATGGCACGGCACCCGTAAGGATCATATTAAAAAACTATTTTATGTAGAAAGCTGGTTCAACCAAGCAATGTATCAATGCTTTGATTTGAAGACTGCTGAACGTGTTTTTAAATTTGATGAAATTGTAATTTGCTACAAGAAAGGTTCTGCTCCCCTTGTAACCAAAAGCTTTGATGAGGCAAAACAATTTTACGGATATGGAGCTGAGGAATGAAATATCAAATACAACCAACACAAGTACCGGATGATTTAAATAGCTGCTGGTTCCATCCTGATATAGAGCTACATGACACAATTGGAGAGCATGCTGAGTTTTATACAAAAGAACAATGGGCACAACTGCAAAAGAACCTTGGTGTTTCTATAAAAATCGAAAACCTTGACTATTGGGATATTGAAGAGATTCCAGAAGATAATCTTAGTGATTGGTCCAACTGGAAGCCGCAGCCACCACAAGAAGGCTTATTTCTAATAGCAGCATTTGATTCAGAAAATGGCCCTGTTCTTTGGTGGGCAAACCCTAAAGCGGAAAGTAAGGAGGAGTAAATGGGACAAATAGTTAAAATAGAGGCTAGCATTCTAGAAAAGATTGTTGCTGTAGCTGAACGTATTGCTCAGTCAAAAGAAGAACGCCGAGTTGGTCGTGAAGAATTTGCACACATGCTCAATATCGAACCTGAAACTCTAGACGCTCGGATTCGTGAAGGCAGATACCAAAGGCCATACAAGGATGGGCGAAAAAGTTTTTGGTTATTGTCCTACGTGCAATCTGTCGTTACAGACACAAAAGAATCTGGTAAAGTAGCCACCTATTGA